CAATTGAATATATTCTTATCATCCAACCCCAGTTTATCTGCATAATTATCCATTATCTTGAATGATGCAACTTGAAGAGCATGACTGATCAATCCTGAGGCGGGATCCTTTAATACTTGATACCCTGATACATGAGTATGCCCACAAGTAAGAACGTGATCTTTCCATCCCATCTGAGCAGCCTTCGCTACACCATGAGCAGTATTCCACATACTATTCCCCTTAAATGTGTGCCTTGCATTTATCCTGATCTCCTTACCATTAGGGAACTTAAGATTCATCCTTGCCCCCCAACGCTCATATAAGCCCTTATGATCACGCATAATGAATTCTAGGGGATCACCATCACCTGACCAGACATCGTGGTTTCCTGCTACCAAATAGATCCAATTAAGCTTATTTACGAAGTATTCGGTAAGTCTCCAAGATTCCTTTGCAGATGTGGACTGCTGACCATACAATGCAGAAAGCCTACCTATCCAGTTATTCTGTATGTCACCAAGATTACCTGCGTACATGCCTTCAGTAGCATTAATAACATCCATGTACATCAAGATCTGAGACAGGTCTGTACCATCATCATCAACGTGAGGATCTCCAAAGTGAGCAATACCTATTGGCCCATCAGTCTCTATGCTTATATTAACTAGCCTTCTTGTTTCTTTAGATGACTTCTTATAATTATACTTCTTCTCCCTATGAGCAATAAGTTCCTCAATGGGCATGTCATCTGGATCTTTATCCTCTACCGTAAAAGGAGAGGATTCTATTATTTCGGGCTTTAGTGTTTTCCTATAGCAAGTATTACAATACCACTGCTGCTTCTTGCTGTTCTTATAGTAACTCCATCCATCTCGTCTAAGAGACCTCCCTTTGCACCTAGGGCAACCAATGACATTATCATCATTGTCCCTGGTGAAATCTTCTCCAGACATTAATCTCTGATCTCTACATGAACTAGATCATCAAATGAATTATCTTTTATCTCCCCATCAGAATCCCAGTCTCCACCCCAACGGATCCTTAAACCTAACTTATGTCCTATTCCTCTCAACATTCCTCCCATGTAATGAAACCTTTCTCTATCTTCCCAGTCTATCGGGTAAGGAGCGAGATCAACAGCTTTTCCTTCTAAGTGCTTGGAATACTTTGTTTTCGTCTTCCCTTCTGCTAATAATTGCTCCTGCCGCTCCTTACTCCGAAGTCCTTCAATAATCGTAACATCCATTATTTTTATCAACTCATTCAATACATTAACTAATTTAGCGTCTACGCCCTTTAGTCTTGCTCGACTTCTTCTTCCGAACCTTGGCATTTGAACTCCTTTTTTTTGATGGCCTACCAACTTTGGATCCGTATGTGCCTGTACCTCTCGGCATTACTTACCTATTTTTGCTCCGCTTATAATCATCGCCAATATGTTTTGAACTATATCAGCCACGTCTCTAAAAATAGGGGCTTCTTTTTCATCTTTAACAAAGGGTATGTTAATTGCCTTATCCATCCATTCTGCTATTATTTCCTCAACTTCATCACTCTTAACATATTCTAATAAACTGCCCTTTACTGCATCGGCTTGTTGTTCTGCCACTTCTGTTGCCTTTGCAACAATTATTGACTTTAAATCCATTATTGTCTCCTAGTTTAGTTTTGTAAATAAAAAAATTAATATTGCCATACCACCTAGTATGTAATTACGCCAGTTCTCTAACGCCCTTGTTCTACCATTGGCTATTTTTAATTGTTCTTTAATATCTGGTAATTCACGTTGAAGAAGGGCTTCGATCCTTGCAAGCCTTTCTTTCATGTCATATCTATATTTATCAATCGGTTCGTAGTCCACTATTTACCTTTTAATTCGGTTATCTCATCTCTGAGCTTAGCCATTTTTTCATTATGTTCAATTTTCATTTCTAAAGCCGTTACTCTTAATTCCATTTGATACCATCCCCAAGCAATAGCCCCCAATAAACTAATCATATTAAAAGCAAACTTCATATCTATTTTAATGCCTGCCATTAATTCTGCTCATTGAGCCTTTTAATTCTGATACTTGATTGTCAAGATCATTGATCTCTTTAGTCATAGCATCAAACTTTCTGTCAAGTTTATCATCAGATGTATTCCACCTTCCTATTAACTTAATGATCATTCCTTCCATGTTCTCTAAAGTTTCAGATTGACCTCTATTCTCAACCTTTAATTTTTCTAAAGCATCTTGTTGCGCTTCGCTCTTCTTTGATAAAGACATTACAAGATAAACAAACATTACACCAACAACACCAATCATACCCGCTTCGCCATATATCGCCATAAAATCCACTACTTCTTGTTCCTTTTTTTCTTACCCCAACTAAATGGATTTAAATTTAATTCTTTTTCATAGAAGGCTACTTTTTCTGCCAGCTCTTCTCGCTCAACCCTTTCGTCCACGATATGTTTACTAAGTAGATCCCCAATTTGTTCATCTGCAGTAGCAACCTTAATCTCCAGGTCTTTAATCCTACTTTCAATTTGCCAATACCCATAGACCAATATTGCGACCAAGACAAGTCCTTGCCCAAGCCACTTAAGATTAATGCTAACAATGGCGTTATCATCAAGTATAGTAGTACGATAACTTCTAGCGGTATCCGGTTTTTCACTCACTTAACCTCCCAACCTGCAATAGTCCATCCAGAATCGCATCCAACTATAAAAGACACAACCATCAACATAACAAGTATTACCCAAAAACCACCCATTAGTTTTATAAAATCTTTTACAAAATCATCATCCATGTCAATCAATGTATATATATGTTACAGGGATATCATAAGATGTACTTATTTCATAGTCCATAAGGATCTCCATTTTTTCTTTAACCAACTCTTTACTCTATTCATCAATGTAGGCTTACTGACACCCAGTCTTTTCTTAAGCCTCTCTATTCTTCTTACCCTCTGTAAGCGATGCATGTTGCTGTAGAGTTTGTATGATTTATTATACCGCTAAAATTACCATATAGTATCTCACCAGGAACCATATAGAACCAGGCAGAACTTAGACTATCACCAATATTTGATGTAACCTTTAGTTGTAGAAACTCAACTGCTGCATCACCACCACCCTTACCAAGAGCCTGGATCGCTATCCATGCACCACTATCAGGTGAAGATGTGTTTGTATCATGCTCTGCAATAAGATCAAAACCATTTTGTCCTATAGCAAGCGATGTAGCTTCAGCAGAGGTATATTCTCTTAATCCTTTAGCCATTTCTTACTCCTATAATACCATCCACCATGCAATAGCAGTTTCTACTATTAGGTCGGATGCTGTGTTATAAGCCCATTTTTCCTTTGTCTTATATGGGCTATAATTCTCTATTATCCATTCAAATATTTCCCAGGCTACACCAACTATGAATACTCCCATAACGCACCAAAAATCACTCCAATGTAACCATTGAAATATCTTGCATAAAAACGCACCTGCTGCCAAATGATAAGATGTCCAATGATCTAGTTGACCTGTTCGTAACTGCCAAGATACTAATTTTGCTAGTGGGCTATTCATTACTTAGAGCCAAATACCTTTGAGAAAAAGCCTTTCTTCTTCTTTTTACCTTTACCGGAAATCTTCTTTCCTTTCTTTTTTTTCTTCTTTACATCTGCATCGGCAACATAAGTTGGATGGTTTTCAATTACATACTCCGGAGATACTGTATTTACGCTATCGACATCTGCTGATAGTGTACATACCATCATTGCTGTTATTAATGTTTTCATATTATACCTTTAAGTGCTTAGATACTTCCTTAGTACCTTTTAATTGAGGAACTATTCTTGATAATAATTCCGATTTAGTTTCACTAGAACCATAAGAGATTCCACGTTTATCATAAAAATCTTTTATTTCTGACTTTTTATTAGACATGATAGGGTAATCTGATTGACTTGTAGCAACACCATTAATCAAATGATGACCCCCTACTATCAATCTACCATGTCCGTCACCATGCTTTTTCGCACATTCTGATACATAAAACTCTTCAGCAACTTTAAAACTATTACTTTTCTTTGCCACAGCACCATCTACATCTACAAAATAATCATAAGACGAAGGGTAGGTCAGAGTCTCTTCAGTTCCATCTGGATAAGTCTTTACACGGGTTGAACCCGGAGTTGTATTTCTATGGAGTCTTACTCGATGACCCTGACTACACCTTCTTATGATCATGCTTCTACGTCAACCTCTTCAACTTCAGTAGTTAATGATGTACGAAGCAAATTGATAAATGCCTCTTTACCGACCTGTAATTGGTCAGCCATAAAGGTATTTGTGTTTTGCTTGTTCTGCAAATCATTAATGTGATTTACCATCATTTTCTGTTCATCAGTCATATCTTCAATAACATACTCTTTGTCATCAAGATTCAAGACTGGCTTTTGTTCTTTTTCTTTTTTAGCCATTGTATTGACTCCTTGTTAGTTAATTAATCTTTTTTACTATCTTCATATGCTTTTTTAACTGCATCTGTCCATAATGTATCAGCCAATGCTTTTACTTCATCAGATTCACCACTTACATCTGCATCTGGCATAAATGATGTTCTGTGGTATGAGAATGATATTTCTACACCATCTTCTTCTATCGCAGTTCTTGTTCGTTGCTGAATACATTTATATTCTCCACGAACCTCATAATCATATGTTACTTTTTTTTCTAAAGCCATTTTAACTCCTTGTTAGTTCCACTTAATTATCCAATTAAGAATTATGTTGTTAAATAACTACCGCTAATCATAAATCCACCATCCGCTGATAACTCTGCCCCTGTCATTTCACTACCACCAGTTGCAGAATCCCAGAGCCAGACTTTAGCATAAGATGTATTTTTCCAAGCGGTTAAATTCACGCTATGCCCAGCAGTAATGTTTAAACCTTCAGCAGAACTAACTGCAAAAGCAGAATAATTACGATTACTGTCTGCAACTGCAAATGGTAATCCTGTTACTCTTATTGCTCCACTTACACTACCAAGCGATGTTACTAAAATATATGCTGTAACTGTTACCTTATTGCCTACCTTTGTGTATCTGCCACCAATAGAGCCGTGCATTGTTGCATTATTAGTACCATCTGAAACAACTGGTGCCCAATCGCCTTCCTCATAATCGTCTAATGTGTTTGCATCTCCACTTGCGGCTTGAGTATCTGGAAAATTCACACCACTACAATAAACTGTAGCCCCACTATCATCTGCCATATAAACAGCAGTTACTGCATCATTACCAAGCGTTACTGAGTTGTCTGCTTGCCCTGCTGTATGATAACCAATCACTGTTTGGTTTACAGCACTTGTATCATTTCCAGTTGTAGTTGCTCCTAAAAAAGTGTTTTGATATCCATTTGTCTGATTATCTCCAGATTCAAACCCAACAGCAACTGAATAGTCATTAGTAACATTGGCGTTGTTTTGATGTAATGCCCTGTGACCTATTGCTGTTGCACCATTTGTTGCCCCAGTTTGAGCAGATAACGATTGATAACCAAAAGCAGTAAGACCAAGTCCTTCATCATTAGCATCTATACTTTCGTATCCTACCGCTGTGCAACCAGTGCCCGATGTCAATGCAGTTAAAGCATCGAACCCTATCGCAATCGTTCCTGTTTGCCCATTTGTGCCTGTAGAGTTGAGAGCGTGAGAACCTATGGCAATGTTGCCTATTAAATCTTGACCTGACGCTAAAATACCACTTTGTAATGTTTGTGTTCCTATCGCAATATTATCATCAGCAGTCCTACTATTATCAGTCTCATCTACGGCTGACATTGATTCAACACCTATTGCAATATTATCAGTTTCTCCACCCGTCATTGATTTACAAGACCAATGCCCCATAGCGATATTCTGATTTCCACTTGTTAAATCAAGTAATGTTTGAAATCCTATTCCAATATTAGAAGCACCAGTTACATCGACTAAACATTCAGCACCTACGGCTACATTGTAATTTCCAGCATCTCCTGTTCCCATTGACCAAGCACCCACTGCAACATTACTTACTCCATCAACTGTACCACTTAAAGAACCTCTTCCTATGGCTGTATTTGAAGAACCCGTATTACAAGCATCTAATGATGACTGACCTATAGCAACATTAGAAGCACCCGAGGTCAATGAAAATAAAGCACCTGCTCCAATCGCTACTGTACCATTTGCTCCAGTTGTTGTACTCGTGGCATTTCCAGCAAAGGCTTGATACCCGATTGCTACACAATTTGCTAATCCATCTGCTGTATCATCCATTGATTCCATCGCACCAGAACCTATTGCTACATTTTGTGATGAACTTGTAAGTGCTTGCAAGGAACCTAATCCAATTGCTACATTATTTACTCCATCTGTTTCTGCCGCCATAGAACTTTTACCAATAGCAACGTTAGCACTTCCAGTATTAAGAGCCGTCAAAGCACTCGAACCGATTGCTACATTGTTATCACCAGTCGTCAATGCACCTAAAGCGACGTGTCCAACTGCTGTATTATTACTTGCCCCATCCATTGCGGCATCCATAACACCATTTTCAATACCTACATTTGCATCACAAGTAGAGCCTGTCCAAGTACCGCCGCCCGCATCTAATCCAACCATAATGTTGTTAGTGGCAATTATCGTACCAACACCATCCATTGCCCCTACTCCGATTGCCATATTCTGCGAGGAACTGTTATTATTCATATTACCTAACGCATCTGCGCCTATAGCAATCATACTTGATTCACTACCATTTGCTGTTGCAATAGCACCCTTTCCTATCGCTATATTATTTGTACCACTTGCGTTTGCCGCAAGAGCCGAGTGTCCTACAGCAGTATTTGATGCGGCAGTGCTTAATTTTAATGCTTGATAGCCGACTGCCGTATTCGCACCTACTGTGGTGGCTGTGTATAAAGCCTGCTTTCCGATTGCTACACTTTCACTTCCAGAGGTGATATTATATGCACTTTCAGCACCGACCGCTACAACTCCACTTGCAGTATCAGCATCATACATAGAATCTTTACCGATACTAACATTTTCAGAACCAGAGGTGATAACCTTTAACGCTTGCATCCCCACACCAACATTGCTTGC